GACGGTGCCATCTCGTTTAATGCCCGGCGGAATAGACAGGCTATAAATCGAGGTATATTGTGAGGAATCCTGTTGCTGAGTATCAGCTGCCATTTAGAACGTTCCGCCGTCAATCAATTGTGCGTTTAATGTTGCGTTAACAGTCACCAGTGGTTGCATAGTATTGGTATTGTCAATACGAATCAACTCTGTAGAGTTAGCAGACAAACCTAAAATACTGGTGCCGTCTAAATACATACCAGTATGGGTATCGTTATTAAATGAAAATGAAGGAAGCGCCGCTGTACCGTTTGCTGCGTAGAAGTTTCCTGCAGAAGAAGTTGTCAGCGGATATAGGTTTATACCATCGCTTAAAACAGTAAGGACTGTACCAGCGGATAAAACCAAAGCAGGCTGGGAGCTTCCTTGGTTTTTAAATGTAATGTTGTAACCAGTTTGGTTTGTGTTATTTACCAAGATATAAATCTGGGTAATAGCAGGCAACGTTACTGCTAGAGTTTGTGTACGAGTTCCCGATTGCGCAATGTAAGTTTGAATAATTGGCGCATAAGACACCAAGCTCAAAGTGTTACCAACAATCGAGTCTACGTCGTATGTTGCCGCTGTAAATGAAACGTTTACAGGGGGTGTTAAACCAATGGTGACAAAACTTGCAGCATTGGAATCATAAAAAATAAATCCAGAGTCTCCCGGATTAGTATTAATTGTTGTTAGACCATTAATTGTATCTGGCGATGTTGGATTAATAACTAAGGTGCCCGTACCATTATTTCTAAAACCAATATACCAGCCAGTTGATAGGCCAGTTACAGAGGGCAATGTTACGGTACCAGCACCATTAGTCCACACAAATGTGGCTGCACGGCTTGCATCATTAATAACAGGATTAGACGACGAGAAGTCAATAACGTTTTGGGTTGTAGCTAATTGACCGTTAACTGTTGTTAAGCCGGCACCCTGAAGCGCTGCAGCATCAGCATAAGATGTACCAACACCAAACGCTACGCTACCCCAAACACCACCAATAGAAGCATTACTAGTAAGGTATAGGTACTCAGCCTTACCAGCGGCAACGGTAATAGACTCATTGCCCGCTGCATCTTTAATAGTAAACGAGAATGCACCCAAGTTACGGAAGAGGATATCTGTACCAACAGCACCTTGAGTTGCATCGGGTAGGAGAATAGATAGGCCACCAGCACTAGCAACGCAATCCATAATACGAGCAGCAGGCACTTGTGTAGGATTAACAACAGTAGGCCAGTAGAGCTGAGTGTTGGAGCTAAATGAGAGAGCATAGTACGATACGTCCGTTGGAGTAACAACGGTGCCAGTAAACGGGGATGTAAATGTGGACATATATTAAGGTTCCTGAACCGTTGTATTTCTGTCGACACGACGTGCATTGTCTTCTTTTTTCAATGCTGCGATTGCGTCTGTATAGTATTGTTTCCACATTGGTAACTTGTCCAAGGCTTTTAAATAACCCTGAGCTTGTACCAATGTGCCATAAAGCATAGCTTGTGGTGCTATTGCAGTAAATAAGTTTTGTTGATTTTGTGCATCCAATGGCTGGATTTCGCTGTAGTAAATAATCTCTACAGGATAAGTTGCATCAGGCTTTGGAGCAAAGGCCCAATTAGAATAATCATAATCGGCGTAATACAATGGCTTACCGTTGTCTGACTCTGCTTGATATTGCGCAATATAATCTTGGCTGCGGATGAGCATTGGTTGACCATTAACCTTCATCGATACCGTCTTACGCCACCTTGCTGGTTTAGTGAGAACAACTTGGTTTGCAGCCAAGGTAGTTTCAACAACCGTCAATTGCAAGAAAGTCTTGAGCTCAGCAGCAATATTAGATTCTGCTAAAGCAATTAAGTTTGGAATCTGCGCAATGAAGTCTGGATCATTACGCTCCATTAATTGCTGCACGTTCAGCACAAGGCTGTCGTAGGTCATCACAACGCTCATTTTAATACCTCATAGCCGTATTTAGC